TTTAATTTGTTACAAGGAAACCGATAATTCTTCTTAATCATGGATATCAAGCACTGTAATAAATCCATCCATATTATCTGTTATAGCCTGTTTATATTTTTCATCGAATTTTTCATCTTTGATAATATCTTTACCATTCCATGAATCTCTTGCAATGGCTGAACCATCAGGAAGAATACATATGTAACATCCAAGCTTGCCAATATTTAAAACATCACTTTGCTTTGCTCCATCAACAAGAATATATCCATCGCCAAAACCCATATTCATGAACCAATCTTCCTCATGATACATCCACTCAGGTGTAATATTCTCTTTTAATGTTGATAAAAGACTTGACCAAAACAATCTGCCGTTTCTATCTTGTCTGTCATAGTAGCCCCAATTATAATATTCTCTGTTTGCAGATCCTTCTTCATCTACTTTTAGTTTTAATTCAGCCTTGTACCTGCCACCAATTCGGTAGTAATCCCATGTAAAAACTGGATAATCAATCTGTTCGTCTTCTTCATCTGAGCCATATACAAGTTCTGAATTGTATGGCTTCATAATTGCTGCAATTTTATTCTCACTTGGTAATTCTTTTGTGAGTAAATGAACGCAATAATGCATTTAATTTTACCTCCTACTCTTATATTCTCCTTTTAAATTTCCGCAAGAAAAACCGATATGCCAAGTCTACTCTTCCTCATCAAAACCACAGATTTTACTAATATCTTTGAGGAAATCTTTTTCGTCAGGAAGACTACCAAGACTATATTCTGTAACAAATTTAACAGGATAATATTCTTTTGGATTTTCTCGATACTCTTTCTCTGCAATCGGTGTTAAAAAATAAAACCTTTCAGATTCATCTAGTGGCTCTTTATTAAAACCTTCGTATACTTCATAAGTATTCTTATCTAAATCAATAACATAAGCCCACTCACAGAAAAGGCTATCTGCTGCAAAGTTTAATGAGTTTTGCAACTTTGTTTTATTCTTAAACATGATTAGCTCTAAAATATCTCCACCTGTATCTCTTGATAATTCTGGATAAAACTTCTGCCAAGGAAATCTTGGATTATCCTTCATTGCTTCATCAATATTCTTATTTATCTCATCAAAATCTTCCTTAGACAAATATGTACAATCATTCACTGCATTTCTTAATTCGTTAATATTTACCCCTTTAAGATATTTAAGCAACTGTACGCCTAAACCTTCAGGATACCCGTCCCACTGTCCATACTGTGCAACTTTATATTCGCCATTACTATGTACAATTGTTAAATTTCGTGTTCCCATTTGTACCTCCTGTTCTTATATTCTCTGTTAAAATTTCCTAAAGAAACGAATCTTTCTTGTCTATAGTTGTCTATTTATTCTCTTAATATCATCTACTCTTAGTGCGATTTTAATTGCTAATTCTAATTTTGACTGCCAAATTCTCAAAATATTATCTCCTTCTTTCAGCTTGTCTTTGTTCAAACAATAGCTTGTAATCTCATTCTTAATACTATTTTCCAACTCAGAAGATCTTTTGTTTGACCACACGTTAAGTATCGTTAATATACTATTGAATATCCTATCTATTGTTTTATCTGTATATCCATCTTCATCATAACCAAAATAATTTCTTTCGCACTCACCAATAAAATAATCTAGCTTAGACGATTTTTCCTCTGAACGTTTATACCACTTTTCGTATTGCTCAAGCCAATACGATGAACACATGCCCCACATTTCCAATAATTCTTCATCAGATGCATAGGTTAAAGGTTTTAATCCATTTTCTCTAGCTTTATCCGAAATATTATTTTCATCAAACCAAATCCATGTCTCACATATTCCACAGGTCATAAAACCATATTTCCCAAACAATTCAGGATATTCATGATCCCATCCTAAGTTTGGAGTGCAATTCCTTACTTTTCCTAACAATTCTTTTCTATTCAAAATTGATTACCTCACAATTATTTATTCTTTCAAACCATCCAACACTCTCATCAAAACATGTCTTGTAAGATTCTTAACATCACTACTATAGTGTTATTCTCCTATTTCACAAATTCAACAGTTCCATCGGTGTACGTTTTCACATTCCAACCTTTACTATTAACAATTACTTTTTTGTAACCATAACGTTTAATCCACTTCTTATTTATTCTCTTTTTTCTATGTTTTCTTGCCTGAACAATCTTTACATATTGAATATCATAAGAATCTGGCATTTGAGCAATATCCAATCCTAATATTTTATTTATGTCTACTGTTTCTTCTGTGGAAAACTCCATTGTTATTGATGCGTTTTGTCTCATCCAGTTACCAAATTGAGTTCCTTTTTCGACTTCACAAGAATGCAAGTGAACATTATCCAGATTACTTAATTCCCTGCCAGTCGTAGCATCGAACAAAGTCAAGTTACCATCACCAAAATCATATTTTGTTGGCAATTTATTCAACACCTCCAATCTGTCCAAATGAAAGAAAAATTTCATTCTACTTTTGAGGTTCTAAAAGCCTTATTTTACAAGGCTTTCATGACCTCTAATTATTTATTCTCTGTTAGAACAACGCACAACCATCTCTTTTGAATGATTCAACAT